CTGCAGTTCCGCGACCAGCGGCTGTGGTGGCGCGACGTCTTCCGCGTGATTTCCGACTACAGGAGCGCCTAGACATGGGCAAGACCACCACGACCAACCCCGCCAGCGCGGCGAGCGCGCCGGCCATGCCCGAACTGCTCCCGCCTGCGGGAGGCTCCTGGCTGCGCCAGGCCGACGGCAGCCTGATCCCGGCCGACGAGCGCACGGCCATCGGCGCCGGCCTCGCCTGGCCGCCCGGCAGCCCGCCGGCGGACCCCACCACGCTCACCACGTCCACCGAGGGCTGAACCATGTCCGGCAGCATCCAGAACACCGTCATCCTGGCCAAGCTCGAGGTGACGAGCGGCACCGACTCCGCGCCCACCAACATCGCCGACGCGGTGGCCGTGCGCGTGAGCAACCTCTCGGCCAAGATCAACCAGAACTTCGCCGAGCGCGACGTCATCGTCGGCGCCTTCGGGGCGCCCGACAAGTTGCCTTTCAGCCGCCGCGGTGCCATCGCCTTCAGCTGCGAGCTGCAGGCCAGCGGTGCGCTCGGCACCGCCCCGCAGTGGGGTGACCTGCTGCAGGGCTGCGGCTTCTCCGAGACCATCACCGCCGCCGCGCGGGTGGACTACACGCCGGCCTCGACCGCGCTGAAGACGCTCACCATCTGGGCCTACATCAACGGCCGGCTGGAAAAGTTTGCCTTCTGTGCCGGCACCGTCAAGATGAACCTGAAGGTCGGCGAGCTGCCGAGCCTGGACTTCACCTTCACCGGCCTGGTGTCCAGCACGGTGGCCAGCGCCACCGTCACGCCCACGCTCACGCCGTGGATCCGCGCCGAGGCGGTGGGCCCGGCGTTCACCACGCCGCTGTCCATCGGCGCAGTCACCTACGCCGCCGGCGCGCTCGCGGGCGGCACGCCGTACCCGTTCCAGTCGCTGGCGGTGGACATGGCCTGCGACGTGCAGGACATCGCCCTGGTGCAAACCGAATCGGTGGGCATCTACGGCCGCAACCCGAGCGCGCAGATCGTTGCCGACCTGGGCGGCACCGCACACGCCGCCTTCAAGGCCGACATGCACGCCGGCACCACGCGAGCCTTCGGCCTGGTGCACGGCTCCGTGGCCACCAAGAAGGTCGGCATCTACGCACCGGTGGGCGTGCTCACCAGCGTGGAAGACCAGATCAGCGGCTCCGTGATGCTCGACCAGCTCGGCCTCACGCTGCGCCCGAACCTGGGCAACGACGAGTTCCGCATCTTCTGCATCTGACCCAGCCGCCATGTTCAAGCTCACGCCCAACCCCACCTTCTCGTCCGAGGTGCGCCTCACCATCCCCGGCGAAGCCGAGCCCGGGCGCATCACCGTCACCTGGCGCCACAAGACCCGTGCCGACTACCTGGCCTGGCGCAACCAGCCGGCCGAAGACCCCACCGCGGGCGGCGCGCGCATCGACGCGGCCTTCCTGGGCAAGGTGATCGCGGGCTGGGATGGCCCGGTGGACGGGCCCGATGACAAGCCGGTGCCGTACAGCCAGGAGGCGCTGGCGCTGCTGCTCGACACCTTCCCCGGCGCCGCACTGGACCTGCTCATGGCCTATGAGAAGGCCCTGCTGGAGAGCCGGGCAAAAAACTGAGAGGGCTCGCCAGGCGCGTGCTGGCGGGCCAGGCCAGCGAGCCCACCGACACCGCGGCCGCCTACGCCAGCGAGCTGGCGCACTGGGGCCTGCAGGACCCCGACGCGCAGCAGGTGCTGCACGACCGCGCTCCCAGGCAGGCCGCAACCGCAGGGACGAACGAGGTATGGCCCGAGCACGAGACACCGCTGAGCCTGTTCTGCGCCATGCTCACCCAGTGGCGCCACGGCCCGCAGGGGCACATGGGGCTGGACTACGCCGTGCTGCCCATCGTGGAGCGGCGCCTGGGCATCGAGCCGGATGCGGCGCGCGCGGCCTTCCCGGGCCTGCAGATGATGGAAGACGAGGCGCTGGCGTGGTTCGCCGAGCGCGCGTCCGCGTAACTGCCATGTGCAGCGCGCGCGCCGGGGTAACGCATGTCTGAAGTCAAGGTCCGCCTGACCATCGACGGCAAGGACTTCAACCTGGGCGTGACCGACGCCCAGAAGAAGCTCTCCGAGCTCGGCAAGAGTGGTGCGGTGAGCGCGGGGCAGACGGCCGCCGCGTACCGCCAGTTGCCCGCGCAGCTCACCGACGTGGCCACGCAGCTCGCCGGCGGCGCCAACCCCATGCTGGTGCTGCTGCAGCAAGGCGGCCAGGTGAAGGACAGCTTTGGCGGCCTGGTGCCCGCCGTGCGCGCGCTGTCCACCGTGTTCACGCCGCTGCGCCTGGCGGTGGGCGGCGTGGGCGCGGCGCTCGGCGTGGTGGCGCTGGCCGCCTACCAGGGCCGCAGCGAGGCGGCGGAGCTGACCCGCAGCCTCACGCTCACGGGCAACGCCGCCGGCATGACATCGGCGAAGTACGCGGGCATGGTGCGCAGCATCGCCGCCGGGTCACAGGTGAGCGTGGGCGCCGCGCGCGAGCTGCTCGCGGCCAACGTGGCCAGCGGCACCTTCGGCGTGCGCAGCATCGACAGCGTCACCTCCGCGATGGCGCGGCTGCAGCGCATCAGCGGCGCCAGCACCGACGAGGTGGTGGCCGACTTCGCCGGCATGTCCAAGGGCGTGGCGGCCTGGGCCGCCGAGCGCAACCGCACCTACGGCTTCCTCACGCTGGAGCAGTACCGCTACATCAAGAGCCTGGAGCAGAGCGGCCAGGCCGAGGCTGCCATGGTGGCCACCGCCGGCGCGCTGGACAAGGCGCTGGCCGACCGCGAGCCCAAGCTGGGCACCTTGCAGCGGCTGTGGAAGAGCCTGGGTGAGACGATCAGCGAAGTGACGGCGGCAATGAAGAACGTCGCCGCGCCGGAGACCGCTGACGACGGCATCAAGGCTTACGAAGACCGCCTGCGCTACATGCACGATGGCCCGCAGAAGGACCGCGAGCTGCGCGACCTGGCCTCGCTCAAGGCCGCAGTCGCCGCCGATAAGCGTGGCGCCGCACGCGCCGCAGCCGAAGCAGCCGTTGCTGCCGCCGATGACAAGGCCGCCATCGCCGACGATGCCTCGGGCCGCACCGCAGCGCGAACCAACGCGCTGGCCGACCTCGGCCTGGCGCGGGCACGCAACCGGAGCGCGCAGCGTCTGGAGCTGCTGGCCCAGGAACGCCAGCGCACCGAGACCGAATACGAGCTCGGGCTGAGCGGCTACGAGGCCTACGTGCAGGCACGGCAGTCGCTGGCGGTGCGCGAGTTGCAGGCCAAGTTGCAGCAGATCGACGACGAGATCGCCGCTGAGAAACGCAGGGACGTGGGCAAGGACCCCGCGGCGCTGTCGGCGCAGCAGGCCAAGCTGGTGGCGCTGGAAGGCAAGCGCAGCGCGGCGGCGTTCGATACCGCGCGCAGCCTGCAGGCCGATCGTTCCGCCCAGGCCAAGCTCGAGCAGGACCAGCTCGTTGCCAACCTCATGGCCTACCGCGATTCGTGGCTCGCGGCGCGCGACGCGATCGCATCTGCCGCCAGCGCGGTGGAGGCGGCGCAAAGCAGCAACATCACTGCATCGACCGCGCTGATCCGCGACCCGGCAGCGCAGGCCACGGCACAGACTGCCGAGCAGATCAGGCAGCTGCGTGTGCAGGCCGAGCGCCAGGTGCACCCGTGGCGGCTGGCCGTGGCCAACACCGCCGACCCGGCCCAGGCCGCGGCGCTGCAGGCGCAGATCGACTCGCTCATGTCCGAGCTCGAAACCGGCGTGACGCTGCAGAACAGCGCCTTGGCGGAAACGCTCAAGCCCGGCTGGCAAAAGATGGTCGAAGGCTGGGGCGACGCCACCCAGCAGATGCGCGAGAGCTACGACCGCTTCACCACCGGCATCGTGCAGATGGGCGAGGACGCCTTCGTGCGCCTGGCCACCGAAGGCAAGCTCAGCGCCAAGGAGCTGAGCTCGTTCATCGCCAGCGAGATCGCGCGCTCGCTCTACCGCAAGTCGGTGGGCGGCCAGGTGGGCGGGTTCGTCGACGCGCTGCTGAAGGGCAACCTGCAGAGCTTCCTTGGCGGCGCCGGCAAGGTCGCCGGCGGCGGCATCAGTCTCGGCGGCGTGCGCGCTGCCGGCAGCGCGGGCAGCGGGCTCTACGGCCTGGGCTCGGCCAAGCTCGGGGACAGCGCAGGTGCCTCGCTCCAGGCCGTGAGCGACAGCGCCACGCAGAGCGCCGCAGCGCTGGCCGCGCAGAGCCTGGCCGTGCAAGACAGCGGCGTCGCGCAGCAGCTGCTCACGGGGGTCACCCGGGCGGCGCAGTCGGTGGAGATGACATCGGCCGCCGAAAAGGCCGCTGCCGACGCCATCGTGGTGGGTGGGCTCAAAGCCGTCGGCGAAGCGGCGGTTGAGACGGCCATCGCACTGAAGCTGGCGAAAAGCATCGTCGGTGGTGGCTCGAGCATCGCCTCCGCGCAAGGCAACGTCTTCGGCGCCGGCACCGGCCTGCACGCCTTCGTCAACACCGTCGTCAACCGGCCCACCACGTTCGCCTTCGCCAGCGGCATAGGCCTCATGGGCGAGGACGGGCCCGAGGCCATCATGCCGCTGCGCCGCTTGCCAAGCGGGCGCCTGGGCGTCGAATCCACGGGCGCAGCCGCCGGGCCGCAGATCAGCTTTACGGGCGGCGCCATCCACATCGACGCGCGCAGCGACCAGGCGCAGGTGGCGCAGCTGGTGGCGCGGGCGCAGCAGCAAGAGCGCAAGCGCTTCTACGCTGAGCTCAAGTCCCAGGGGGTGATGCGGTGAGCATCGTCACGCTGCCTGCCGGGTTGCCCTTCGGCGCCGGGTGCGGTGCCGGCCAGCGGCGCTACGACCTGCACACCGCCAGCGATGCCACGGGCGCGGGCCAGGCGCGGAGTTTCGGGCCGCCGCGCTGGACGCTCTCGCTCATCAGCCCGGACAAGCTGCGCCCCGCCGAGGCCGCGCTGTGGGAGCAGGTGCTGGTCAACCTGCGCGGGCGGCTCAACCACCTGGCTGCGCACGACCCCGGCAAGCCTGCACCAGTGGGCACGGCGCGCGGCGCCATGACGCTGAGCGCCGCGGCGGCCATCGGCGCCACCACGCTGGCGGTGCAGGGCGCGGGTGCCAGCACCACGCTGCTCGCCGGCGACTGGCTGCAGCTCGGCGCCGGCCTGGGCACGAGCCAGCTGGTGAAGGTGGCTGCCAACGCCACCGCCACGGTGGGCGGCGCCTTCGCTGCGCTGGCCATCGAGCCACCGCTGCGCCTGGCGTTCGGCATTGGCGTGGCCGTGACCTGGGACAAGCCGGTCTCCTACTACAAGCTGGCCAGCACGCCGGGCCTGTGGACCTACGGCACCAACGGTTTGCAGGGCGGCTTCGCGCTCGACCTGCTGGAGCAGTGGTCATGATCGCCCTCGACGCCACGGCGCTGGCCAGGCTCGCGTCCGGCCAGGTGGGGTTGTGCTACCTCATCGAGCTCGACTTCAGCGGCGGCACGCTGCGCTACACCACCTTCGGCCGCACCATCGACGCCACGGTGGACGGCGTGGCCCACACCTACACCGGCCTGGGAGACGCGCTCGCGCTCGGCCAGATCGCTGAGAGCGAGGACGCGAGCCCCGACGAGCTCACGCTCAGCCTGAGCCTGGCCAACACGGCCACGCTGGCCGCCGCGCTGGGTGCCGTGGAGACCTACCGCGGGCGGCCCATGAGGGTGTACCTGCAGCTGCTCGACGGCGCGGACTTGATCTCAGGCGCCGCGGTACGGCGCTACGCCGGCGCGATGAACCGCGTGCAGGTGGCCATCGATGCAGACCCGGAGACGGGCGAGCGCACCGGGCGCGTCGACCTCGTCTGCAGCCGCGCCGGCATGGCGCGCGCGCGCCACTACGAGGGCCTGCGCCTGGCGCACGAGCAGCAGATCGCCGCGTTCCCGGGCGACCTCGGCCTGGAGCACCTGGCCGAGCTCATCAACACCCCGCGGCCATGGCTCAGCGTGGCCTTCCAACGCCAATGACCAACACGCTTGCAATTGCCGTGATGCTCGCGCAGCACCTCTCCGAGCAGCCCGTGCGCACCTTCGACTGGGGCTCCAACAACTGCTGCCACCACGCGGCGGCCTGGGTGCAACGCCTGACCGGGCGCAACCCCATGCACGGCCTGGCGGCCACGCCAGACGCGCGCGCCGCGTGGCGCCTGGTGAGCGCCCTGGGTGGCAGCCTGCAGGCGGCGTGGACAGCGCAGCTCGGCACCGAGCCGGTGGCCGCCGCGCTGGCCGAAGTGGGCGACATCGTGCTCTTCAAGGCCGCGGCCGCGGACCATGCAGCGGCGGGCGGCACGGGCGCGATGCTGGGCGTGTGCTGCGGCGACGCCGCGGCGCTGATCGACGAGCACGGCAGCCTGGTCATGCTGCCCATGGCCTACGCGCTGTGCGCGTGGAAGGTGGTGCCGTGAGCCGCTGGCGCTGGTGGGCGAGCGCGGCGCTGGCCTTGATGCCGCTGGCGGCTCAGGCGGATCCGGCCAGCATAGTCGCGGCGATCATCTACATCAGCGACATCGCCTATGCCGGGTACATTGCGTTCGGCATCGTCGCAGCGAGTGCCGTTTACGGAGCTGCCGACGCACGCCGCCGCGCCCGCAACGCCCAGGCCGCCGCGCGCGACGCCTACAACGCCAGCCTGGAGGACCGCACCGCCGTGCTGCTCCAGGCTTCTCCGCCGTGGCGCGTGGTCTACGGGCGCTGCCGCGCCGGTGGCGACATCGTGGCCGAATTCACCACCGACAAGGTCAAGCTGGCGTTCAGCGGGTTCCCCACCGGGATCAACAGCGTCACAGGGCCCGTCACCAAGCCCGACGCCTACAAGCACCTGGTCGTCGCCGTGGCCCACCACGAGGTCGAGGCCATCCACGAGGTCTACATCAACGGCATTGCCGTAGGCGCGCTCGACGGCTCCGGGTGGGCCATCGCCGGCCCCGAAGACGCGCC